AAATATAAGGGCAAAGAGACCGGCCTTGAGATCCCGTACCGCGTGACGATTGACGTTTCGAGCCGTCAGATCCTTAGCGTTGTGCGCAATTACAATGAAGACACGGCAGAGATGCCGGTGGCCCGCAAGACGTTCGTCAAGTACACGTTCGTCCCCGGCATGGGCTTCTACGACATTGGTTTGCTGCACATCCTCGGCAACACGACGAATGCTGTCACCGCCGCATGGCGCGAGCTGCTGGATTCGGGAATGTTCAACAACTTCCCCGGCTTCCTCATGGCAGACATGGGTGCTCGTCAGAACACGAACATCTTCCGTGTTCCCCCCGGTGGTGCGGCCTTGGTGAAGACCGGCGGCATGCCGATCAATCAAGCCATCATGCCTCTGCCCTATAACCCGCCGTCAGCCGCTTTGATGCAGCTGGTGGACAACATGGCTCAGACGGGCCAGCGCGTGGGTGGGACGAGCGAGCAGCAAGTGGGTGAGGGTCGGGCTGATGCGCCGGTCGGCACCACGCTGGCGCAGATCGAGCAGGCTCAGAAGATCCTCAACTCGGTCCACAAGCGCATGCATGCTGCGCAGGCGGAAGAGTTCGCCCTGTTGGCTGAATGCTTCGCAGAGCATCCGGACAGCTTTTGGCAGAAGAACCGCCGCCCTGCGTATCCGTGGGATGAGAAGACGTTCATGCAAGCGGTCGAGGATTGCGATCTCGTGCCGCAAGCTGACCCGAACACAGCCAGCCACACACAGCGCTTGATGAAGATCGTGGCGCTGAAGCAGCTGCAAGCCGCGAACCCCGGCATGTATGACCCGATTGCGGTCGATACGGCAGCCCTGCAAGCCATTGGCTGGAGCAACCCGAGCCAGTTCATGGCCCCGCCGGAAGCGCAGATGAAGCCGCCGCCGGAGCTGATGCAGGCGCAGGCTCAGACCCAAGCCACCGTCATGACTGCTCAAGCACGCATGCTCGACGCGCAGACCAAAGCGCAGCAGGCGCAAGCGAAGCTGGGGCTGGAGAACGGCAAGCAACAGCTGGAAGCGCAGATCAAGATGCAGGACATGCAGATCAAGGCGCAGAAGGCACAGCTCGAAGCTATGAAGTTGCAGACCGAATCAGCCTATTCGCAAGAAGACATCGCCGCCAAGGAAGCGGATCGTCTGTCGAAAGAGCGCATTCAGCTGATCGATCTCGCGCAGAACATCGCGGTGCATCCCGAAAGCGCCGATCTAGTCCAACCTCTTATTGAGCCTGCATTGCAGGAACTTAACACCCCGCGCACTGGAGGCGGTCAATGAATCCCGAAGCAAAAGCTCTCATCGCCGCGTACAAAAGCGGGCAGTTGCCGGTTGACCGGTTCTTGCAAGGCATGAACCGTCTCGGTTATTCCGACTCAGCCGCTACAAGCGCGCTTGTGGATTATGAAGTTGAAACCCAACGCGCTGCACGGGCGCAAGGGGCAACACAAACGGAGCCATCCGCAACGCCGACACAAACGCCCCCGGCGGCCACTCCGACGCCCACAGCGGGAGTAACGCCGCAATACGATATCCAGCCCGGATACCATTCGCCCCGCGCTGAAGAGGGGCCTGTCCCCGGCTTCTATGCACCGCAACGGATCGAAGAAGACCGTGCTACCCGTGCGCGTTTGTCGGATCTCCCGAGCGATTTTGGGTCGCCCACTGGCAGCATGGCATATCCAAGCCAGCTCCCGGCCAACTTGCAGCCATCGACAGTGCAGCAAGCCGTCAATGTGGCTAAGAGCATCCCACAGCGGGAAGCGTCCAATACGCAAACGACTGGCGGTGGCCCGAGCGCATTGGCTGCACTCATCCGTGGCCGCTTCGGTGAGGCCGCACAAGGCAACGCGATGGATGACCGTCTGACGGCATTCCAAGAGGCCCGTGATCGTTCCGGAGAAGCCCGTGCATCGGGCGGTGAAGTGTCGGCCAAGGCACCGAATAACCGCGATGCAGCTCTCCACAAAGCGCTCGAAATCATTCAACATCTGCTGACGCGCAGCTGATAGGTCTGATCATGGATAATTCGTGGGCTGATTACGCCAAAAACGTCTTAGCACGACTGAAGGAAGAAGGCCCAACGAAGCCCCGTTATTCGGCAAAGAAAGCTGATGGCGGAGCCGCCGGTGATTTGAGCTTTTGGAACCAATTAGCTCAAACGATGTATGACCATCATCGTTCGGGCATGGCTAAGGGCGGCTCGGCTGACGGAGATGATGGTGAAGATCATCCCGCGTGGATCCCACAACGGATTATCACAAGCAAAAAAGCGAAGAAGGCGGGTCCCAACGACCGGCACGTTGTAGATCTCGACATTGCGAAACAAACGCGTCCGCTATTTGAGCGCAACGTCAATCTGCTGCGTTCGTATCCGAACATCCCAGCGAAGATTGCGAACAAAGCTTCGCACGATAAGTTGTCGGAATATTTCATTAATCATGTGAAAGATAACCTTCTCGCGCTTCATGATGATGTGCCGGAGGAAATCCGCGACAGATCGAAGCTATGGTATGACGGTGCGCGCAAGATCGTGGACCGGTGGAAGGAAAAATATAACCTTCCGGACCATTCTATTGCTGGTGCGCTGGCTGCTTTATCGCCGCAAAAGGATTGGTTTCAAAACGTGTCTCTTGCAGAGCGCGTGCTTGACGCCATGAAGGGTGGCGGCGGCAATTTCTACAATGGCTACACGCTTGATGGCGACATGGAGAAGAAATTCCGGTCGATTAAGAGCCTTAACAAGCCGGAATATCACAAACTTTTCGACATGATTAACGGCAAATCCCTCGGCGACATCGATAAGATGCCGTTGGAAGAGGATGAAAAGGCTTCTTTACAAGCCATGTGGCTGCGCTTGCACGATGAGACCTATGCTGGCCGTGGCCACCGCCTTGTGACGCCGGAAGGGGATCTCGGCGACTATGTCACGACCCAAAAGGGTGCCCAAGCAGGCACCGGATGGGGCTCTTTGACCGAAATTGGTAAGGCTATCCGGGCGATTAAGGCCGCTGATTCGCCGGAAGCGCTGTCTCAGTTGATGGGCAAGCGCCATAAGGTCCGCAATTTCTACAACAACATCCTGTCCCCCAACTCGATGCATGGCGATGTGACCATCGATACCCATGCCGTGGCAGCAGGGCTATGGCGTCCGCTAGCTGGTAACGACATGGAAGTGGCCCACAACTTCGGCACCTATGCTGGCAAGGGCAACCCAAATGCTGGCGGCTCGGCCCTTACTGGGGTTCAAGGCCTTTACCCGCTATATGCCGAGGCGTACCGTAGGGCAGCCAAGGAACGGGGTATTTTGCCCCGCGAAATGCAGTCGATCACATGGGAAGCCATTCGTGGCATGTTCCCGGACACCTACAAGACGGCCAAAAATAAAGCAGCGGTTAATCAAATTTGGGACGAACATCGTCGGGGAAGGATCACAGCAGATGAAGCACGAGCACAAATCAAAGAACACGCCGGAGGAATCCGAGCACCAGCATGGGTCGAGCGGCCTCCTCAAGTTGATGAAGCGAGCGGGTATACCGGAGACGCGGGAGAACTTTCTGAACCTCCAGCATATGGGGAAACCGCCGAAGGAGCTGTCGGCGGAGCAGGAGGACGATATCCCACATCATTTGCGCCATCGGGTGTAAGGCGGCGCGCTCCCGGCACCTATGCCGATGGGGGCTCAATCAAGCAAACAGAAGGTGAAAATTATGGAACAGAAAAGCTCGATCCCGGCGCATATGGCGCACCTCGCCCCGAAGCGGGAGAAATTCCGGACGCAAGAGGAATACGAGGAGGCGAAGGCCTTCTTTCTGCACCGGATCAAGGGCGCGGTGAGACGCCACTCATCGGCCTCCCCACAAAAGTAAAAATTCCCGCCACCGGCGAAACGATTGAGGCTGGCCCGGATCCGCGCATCCGGGCGGTCGCGCGACAGTACATGGAACAAGCGGGCCTGCCGTATCATCCGCCGCAGCACTATAAGAAAGTGAAGCCGGAAGAAGCCGCAAAGATTGCGCAAGCCTATGAGGAGCTGCAGCACGATCCGGATCACCCGCTCGTGCAAGCGTCTTATGCGCAGATGATCAAAGAAGTTGCTGCGCAGTATGAGGCCGCCAAGGCCGCTGGTGCGAAGTTTGAGTTTTGGGATCCCGAGAAACAAGCGGATCCCTACGAAGCTTCGCCGCGTTTAGCCACGGAAGATCTGCGCAAGAACCATCATATGTATGTGTTCCCGACGCATTTCGGTTATGGCAACGAGCCCATCACAGAGCGCGACATCAAAGAGAACCCGCTTCTCGCGGACAGCGGCGAGCGTTGGAACGGTTACCCTGTGACCTATAACGACATCTTCCGCGCTATTCACGATTACTATGGCCATGCGAAAGAGGGCGTGGGCTTCCGGGGTGACGGGGAAGAGAACGCATGGAGAGCGCATGCCTCGATGTTCTCGCCTCTCGCTCGACTGGCGATGACAACGGAAACCCGTGGGCAAAACAGCTGGCTGAATTACGGCCCGCATGGTGAGGCAAACCGAAAGGCTCGGACGGAAGACACGGTGTTTGCTCCACAAAAGATTGGTGTGCCGCCGATGTGGGTGCTGACGCATGAAGCGGAAGACTTTGTGCATCCGCGCGACATTGAAGCGATGAAAAAGATTTATCGCGAGCATGGCATGGACGAGGAGCACCGTGCTCCCAAAGCCCGTGGCGGCAAAGCCTTCGGCCTCCACCCCGTGCATAAGATCCCCGGCATCCACATCGTAACGGCTGACGCCGGTGACCCTGTATTCACCGGAGAGAAGTGATGGCTGACTATATTCAGCACGACGATAAACGCCGCGCAAAAAATTTAAAAAATTTCCACGGTAAAACACCGAAGGAGATTAAAGAAACACGTTGGTATCATGGCACAGATCAAGATTTTTCAGAATTTATTCCGCGCGAAGCAAGCGCTATTTATGTAACACCGGACCCCAAATTTGCTTCAGAGTGGTCTGAGGATCTTAAAAGGGGGTATGACCCAAATGTAATGCCATTGCATGTTCGTGCAGAAAAGCCTTTTGATTATCAAAACAAAAAACACATCAATAATCTTATTGAAATTTTGGGACCAAAATTGATTAACGATCCCGAATTAAGAGATGTTATGGATGGCGTTAGAGAAGGATATTGGGAATCAATAGAAGACAGTGAGATTCAAAATGCTATTAGGTTTCTTGGACATGATTCTTTTTTTGTTAGAGAACGTGGGGGAGATGATAATCCTGTAAAAAATTTAGCTGTGTATGAACCATCACAAGTAAAATCTGCAACTGGGAACCAAGGCACATTTGATCCAAGCCACCCCGACATTACAAAGGCCGGGGGCGGCGAAGTAGACGGCATCACAGCCTACCACGGTTCGCCGCATGACTTTGACCAGTTTGACATCAGCAAGATTGGAACTGGCGAGGGTGCCCAATCTTATGGGCATGGGCTGTATTTTGCGCAGGCAGAGCCAACAGCAAAAGAATATCGCGACCGTTTGGCGTATGAGACGCCATCAAGCGGCGATACAATGGCGGATGAGTTTGCTGTTGACCCCGGTACGCATAAATTTATGAGCGAGCAGGATATCGCTGAACATATTGAAGATGTTCAGCGCAAAGCATCAAAAACAATTTTTGACGGCGGAAAGCAAAAGTATTTATTTGATGATGGATCAATTCTTACTGATGAAGGCGATCATTTCCGTGCGGCTCAAAAAGATAAGGGCCGCATGTACGAAGTGCATATCAATGCACATCCCGATCATTTCCTTGATTGGGATGCGCCATTGAGCAAGCAAAGCCAACATGTGCAAGATGCATTAGCCCAACATCCAAAAGCTAATCGTCTTTTTGGAAATGACGTTGTTAAAGGCGAATTGGTTGAGCCAACAGGCCAATCTATTTTGAATAGATTGCTTGGCAGCGCAGCAGAAAATTCAAAACAACTTCATGATCTTGGCATCAAGGGGGTTAAGTATTTTGATCAAGGGTCGCGCGGAAAGGGTGAAGGAACGCGCAATTACGTTGTCTTTGATGACAAGCTCGTAAACGTCAAACGGAAGTACGCACAAGGCGGTATGGTGTCAGAATAAACTGTGTTATTCTGCACTTGCCTATAGGCTCCGAGGACGCTCGGACAATCCATATGGAGACCCGTCTATGTCTGAATTCTCTGCCAAGAAGCTCCGCGAAGAGCGCAAAGCAAAGGCGACCCGTATGGGTTCAGCCGACCCCAGCAAGAAAGTTGATTCGTCCGATTGGACACCGCCGGAGCCGCTGAACGCGGATGTGAAAACGGGCGCTCGTCCGATCTCGCGTCGTGCGTTCAAGTCGGGCGGCAAGGTCTGCGGCGAAAAAGCGAAAGCCAACATGGGCCGTGCGCCGCGTAAGGCTGGCGGAGTTGCAGCCAAGGATTATGCGAACGCCAAAGTGAACCGCAACGTGAAGGACGCTAACGAAGAGCGTGCTGGCATCAAACACGTTGGCGGCTTCAAAAAGGGTGGCCGCACCGGCAAGCTTTCGGGTGGCGCGCTCAATGCGCTGAGCCTTCTGAGCCCTGCCGCGATGGCGTACAACCTCATCAAAGGCGGCGATGACGATAAGGAAAAGAAGAAGCACGGTGGCCGCACGAAGCGCCAATATGGTGGCCGTGGGGCGGGCGAGCGCACACAGCATGAGATGAAGCGCCGCGATGCAGTGCAGGCAGCCACGGATTACGGTGCAGATCCTCGCGTGACTGAAAGCGTTCTGCGCGACAAGACCCGCGCCTTTGAGAAGTCGGCTGAACAGACCGGCTATAAGAAGGGTGGCCGTACCAAGAAGATGGGCGGCGGCGCTATGATGATGCCGGGAATGATGCCGGATCCTCGCCTTAACATGGTCTCGCCGACTGCGATGAAGTTCTCGGGCGCGCAGGGCACGCCATACAAGCGTGGCGGCAAGGTCCACAGCGACGAAGCGGAAGACAAGAAGCTCATCAAGAAGATGGTGAAGCCGTCTGCCCGCACCGGCAAATCCGCTGGCGGCCCGAAGCCGGGAGACGCTGATTACTACAAGATGAAAACGCTCGGCGCTGGCCAGCCGGGAAGCAAAGCTAAGGCTGAAGCTGAAAAGGAATACGGCCCGCGTGAAGAGGCCATAGACAAGGCCATGATGCAAATTGAGAACGAGTTCTCGCCATCAAAAATGCGTCGTGACCGTGAGGCTCTGAAGGCTCGCCGCCTGCAAGACCCGAACTTCCGGGAGTTCCTTGAGCGCGCCAAGAAGCGCAAAGAAAAGGAAAGCATGGAAGACGCTGGCTACAAGAAGGGTGGCCGCACGGCTCGCGCCTCGGGTGGCCGCGCTAAGAAAATGTGGGGTGGGCCAGCTCTTGATAAAATGGGAATCGCGCCAAACCGGCAGTCTGATTTTACGACTGACGCAGCGTGGACTTTGGCTTTGACTGGTAAGCTGCCAAATGTTGAAAATTACAAGGAAGGCACTAGCGGTGGCGCTATGGGGCCTATGGCAGTAAATCCTGCTGCTTCTCTTATGGGGAAAATGCCAACGGCAAAAGCCAAAAAGGGCGGCGCAATTAAGGGGCGCAATGCTCGCAAAGACGGAGGGCGCGCTAAAAAGGGCAAGACGAACATCAACATCATCATCAATGCTGGCAAGAAGCAGGATGACGGTGCTGGTATGCCCCCGATGCCTCCCGGCATGCCCGGAGGTAACCCGATGAGCTTGCAGCGCCCGATGGGCCCGCCTCCCGGAATGCCCCCGATGGGCGGTCCCGCTGGCGGCCCTCCCGGTATGGGCCAGCCCCCGATGCCCCCGATGGCTCGCAAGGCCGGTGGCCGCGTCTCTAAGGTCGCCTCGTCCTACAAGGACATGGAAGCCGGTGCGGGTTCGGGCGAAGGCCGTTTGCAGAAGACGGACATCGCAAAGCGCATCCCGAAGAAGAAGGAAGACGGCGTGATCCTCACGGACAAGCGTGGTTATCCGAATAAGGTCATCGGTGCTACGGGCGGTCGCACAGCTCACAAGGCTGGCGGCAAAGTCTATCGCTCGTACAAGGACATGGATGCAGGCGCTGGATCCGGCGAAGGCCGTCTCGAAAAGACGGAGATTGCCAAGCGCAAACGCTAATTTCGCTGGCGTTGACTGCCAGTGAATAGGGACGGGGTATGAAGCTCCCCTTTAGCACCCCGTCCCGCCTATCTTAAAAGGGGAACTCGAAGGGGAGTCGAGTAATGCTGACTAGAAATGTGCTATTTCGTGCCGAGCTTGAAAAATTGATCGAAGAAGAGATCCGCCGTCTCATGGAGAATATCGTAGTTGGTCACGCTACGATTGATTTCCCAGCTTACAAACACCAAGTGGGGATAATCGACGGGCTTCGCGTAGCTTTGGAGTTATGCGATGCAGCCCAAACTATTGTTGACCGTAAAGCCTAAAGGGGAAAACTATGCCTTTCATGTTGATGCACCACGAAGTCGATCCGAAGCAGAAGCTTCTTGATGAACTCGGCGACATTTCGGGAGTTGAAATCTTCAACAATCAGATTCTCGTGGCGGTGTATGTCCGCCCGAAGAAAACCAAAAGCGGCATTTTGCTTGCTGATGAGACGGTTGAGCCGGATCAATTCCAATCGAAGGTGGGCCTTGTCGTAAAGATGGGCCCGGATGCTTTCCACGATCCGGATGAGAAATGGTTTAAGGGTTACAAAGTTGGAATGCATGACTGGGTTGTGAGCCGTCCCAGCGACGGTTGGAGCATCACGGTCAACAATGTTCTCTGCCGCGTTCTCGATGATGTGAACGTGCGGGGCCGCGTCGATCATGCGGATCGCGTTTGGTAAAATGAGGAGAAAATAATGAGCGGGAATGAAGGAATGAAAGATATCGACGTTGTTGTGCCCGATGATGATGTCAAAGAAGATGATATCATTATTGAAAAAGCCGACAGTAACGACAAACCGGCGAAAAAGATTGAGCTGGACGCCGATAGGGTGCTCAGCGATCTCGAAACAAAGCTTGCGGCGGAGAGAAAGGCTCGGCTTGATGCTGAACAGCGCGCCCGCATGGCTGCTGCACAAGCTGAAAAGGCAAAAAGTGAAGTTGCTGACACCAATTTCCACTTAGTCGAGAGCGCAATCGAGACTTTGAAGCGCGAAAAAGAGCTTGTGAAGCAAAGTTTAGCTGAAGCGCATTCGCATCAAGACTTTGATCGCGTTGCGGAGCTGCAAGACGCGCTTGCAAAGCACAATTCTGACCTCAACGATTTGCAACGTGGCCAAAAAGCCATGAAGCAAGAGGCGGAAAAGGCTTCGAGGCAGCAAGATTACAGTGCCCCGGCGCAGCAGCAGGGCGAATTGATCGATCAGATCGCCGCCAGTGTGACGCCGCGCTCTGCATCGTGGATTAACGCAAACCGCGATGCCTTAAATAACGAGAAGACTATTAAAAAGATGTTCCGTGCTCACGAAGACGCGGTCGATGACGGGCTCAACCCCGATTCGGACGATTATTTCCGGTACATCGAGAACCGACTGGGCTTTGAGGGCGATGGCGCAGCGCCAAAAGCACAGAAACGGTCGGCACCGCCTGCTGCACCCGTCTCTCGTGGCGGCGATGGCATGGGCAGCCGCCCAAATGTCGTGAGGTTAAGCCCCGAACAGCGCGAAATGGCTGAAATGATGGGGATGACCGACCAAGAGTACGCCCGCAACCTTCTCGCGCTTGAGAAGGAAGGCAAAATCAACCGTAAGCACTAAGGAAACATAAGATGAGCATTAAATCGGATAAAATTTTGATCGATCAAGCCGATGTTTCGGCGCTCTCGCGCAGGGAAACGCGCCCAAACATGCGTGAAGAAGACCCCCGTGAGCGTGCGAAAAAGCGTGCGGCTCAGATCCGTGAGCAGCGCGGCGACATCGGCGACGATGACGGCGTCAATGAGTTTTGGGCACCGGACGCGCCTTCGGGCTGGACCTATGAGTGGAAGCGCCGCCTCAGTGCGGGGCAGGAAGATCCGACGCATATGGTCGAGCTGCTGCGCGATGGCTGGGAAGCGGTGCCGACGAGCCGCCACCCGGAGATGATGCCGGGGGATGGCAACTATCCGCTGATCGAGCGCAAGGGCATGATTCTCATGGAGCGCCCGACCGAGCTGGTGAAGGAAGCGAAGGAGCGCGAGCGCCGGAAGGCTATCGGGCAAGTGCGGGCGAAAGAGGCCCAGCTGGCCGGTACGCCGGAAGGCACGTTCACTCGCGACAACCCGCAAGCGCGGCCTAAGATCAAGAAATCCTTCGAGGCGATGCAGATCCCCGAAGAGTAACAAAGAGGCCGCCCTTCGGGGCGGCTTTACTTTTTGCAAAATTATAATATCCTACACAACTAGACCGCTATGTCGGTCGGCCTTCCACGATGCGAGGGCCTAACCTTTCCGTCTTCCGCTTCCACGATGCGCGGCGCGAAGACAACCTCCTAAGTACAAGGACCGGCAAATGGCGAACACTAATGCGCCTTTCGGTTTCCGTCAGTATTCGGGTACGGGTTCCGCTCCGACCTACGAACAGGTCGTGATGTACATCGATTCTGCGAATACCACGGACATCTTCTTTGGTGACCCAGTTGTTCCTCTTAACACGGGTTACATCACGCAGGCCACGTCGAACTCGGTGCAGATTGCCGGTATCTTCGTTGGCTGCAAATACCTTTCGACGTCGCAGAAGCGCACGGTGTGGTCGAACTATTGGCCGGGATCCGATGCCTCTTCGGTCGTTGAGGCTTATGTTGTTAACGACCCCAATGCTAAGTTCGTCGCTCAGTCCGACGCAACGGGCATTGCGTTCGCCGACATCAACGCAAACATCGGTTTCGCGATTGGTTCGGGCAACACGGCAACGGGTATCTCGGGCGCTTCGCTCGACACCTCGACCCTTAACACCACCAACACTCTTCCTTTCCGCGTTGTCGGCCTCGTGACGCAACCTCCGGGTTCGTTCGGCACTGAAGCTGGTGCGTATAACTGGGCTGTCGTGGCGTTTAACAACGTCTCCACGAAGCAGCTAACCGGCATTTAAGGAGTAAGGACCAATGGCTGTTAATCTTTCGGCTATTAAAGACCTTCTCCTCCCCGGTCTCCGTGGACTTGAAGGCAAGTACGAGCAGATCCCGTCGCAGTACGACAAGATCTTCACGAAGCACAACTCGAAGATGGCCCTCGAGCGTACCGCTGAAATGCGCTACCTCGGCCTCGCTCAGCTGAAGACTGAAGGCGGTCAGACCTCCTTCGACAACTCGGCTGGCGAACGCTACGTCTATAACCAAGAGCACACTGAAATTGCTCTCGGCTATGCGATCACGCGTAAAGCCATCGATGACAACCTCTACAAGACCCAGTTCCACCCGTCGAACCTCGGTCTGATGGAATCGTTCCAGCAGACGAAGGAAATCTACGGCGCGAACATCCTCAACACCGCTGAAACGTACAACGCTTCTATCGGTGGTGACGGTAAGGCTCTCTGCGCCACGGACCATCCGATTGATGGTGGCACGGTTGCGAACAAGCCAGCAGTGCAGGTCGAACTCAACGAATCGACCCTCTTGGCTGCCATGATCGCCATCCGTACGAACTTCCGTGATCAAGCTGGCCTCAAGGTCTTCGCTCGTGCGCGTAAGCTCATTGTCCCGACAGCTCTCGAACCGGTTGCTATCCGTCTGACGAAGACGGAACTCCGTCCGGGCACTGCCGATAACGATGTCAACGCAATCATGATGACCGCTGGCGGCCTGCCGGAAGGTTACATGGTCAACGACTTCTTGACCTCGACGAAAGCGTGGTTCTTGCTCACCAACATCGACGGCCTCTCCTACATGGAGCGTGTCGCCTATGAAATGGATATGCAGGTCGACTTCGTAACAGACAACCTTCTCGTGAAGGGTTACGAGCGCTACAGCTTCGGCTACTACAACTGGCGTTCGATCTTCGGATCGTTCCCGACCTAATGAGCGAGGGGGAGGGCTCAGCCCTCTCCCTTTTTTCTAGGCGTATAGATCGCGCTGACCGGCCTAGCGGACACTGCACAGACAGCGTGATCGTATCGTGCAGGAGGCCCTCATGGGTACGACTACATTTACTGGTCCTATTAAGGCCGGTGATATTTTGAACACGAGCGGCACGACGCTCGGTGAAGACGTTGCCAATGTTGGCTACGTTGTCATGGCTCAGTCCTCGCCGGTTACACAAGCCAGCGGCGCGACGAGCATCGTGATCCCGGCTGATAGCCAAATCCTTAGCATCGATGTCATGGTCACGGCTGCATGGACAGGCGCGGCTTCGACGTTCGGTGTTGGTACGACTGCTTCGGCTACTTTCTTCACAGCTGCTGCTGCACTCACTGCTTCCGCAATCGGCCCGCTTGCTGCAACGCCGGGAACGGACGCAACGCGTGCTGGCAACTGGAACGATGTTGGCACGACAGACCGTCAAATCCTCGTCACCTCGGCCAACACTGGCACGGGCGTTGGCGTGATCACTGTAACTTACATTCAAGCTCGTGATCTGACGGCTTGATGCTCTGACAATCGATTCGCCATAAGGAGGCAATCATGAAGGGTCGTAAAACTGGTGGCGTTGTGATGAACGATGCGGCTTCGAAGCCCGCTCGCCGCAATAGCGCTCCGAAGATTATGGATGCTGCCGAAGCTATGAAGCGCGGTGGTAAGGCTATCGGCAAGATGAAGGGCGACAAGGCAAAGGCTCACATGGGCCGCGCTCCTCGCAAGTCGGGTGGCCGCACGGGTTCGAACATGAGCCCGCTTTCGTCTGCAGCCAAGGGCACGCCGCCCAAAGGCCACAAGGTAGACGGTAGCCTCTGAGAATAACGGCGGGGACTTCGGTCCCCGTCTCTCTTGTTGGAGATTACAATGGCTAAGTCGCCAGCGTGGCAGCGGTCAGAAGGCAAGAACCCCGAAGGCGGCTTGAACGCTAAGGGACGCGCGTCTGCGAAGGCCGAGGGCATGAATTTGAAAGCCCCGACGAAAGACAAAGACAATCCGCGCCGCAAATCTTTTTGCGAACGGATGACTGGGATGAAGCGAAAGCTGACAGGCGCTGCTGCTGCGGCGGATCCCGACAGTCGGATTAACAAGGCTTTGAGAAAGTGGGATTGCTGATGAGCAAGCCATTTTGGGAGACTGAAGCACCCGATGATGCTAAGACTAAGCATCTCGACCGCAAGCAAAAGATGGCCGCGAAAGCTCGCGCCCGTGCTGCCGGTAGGCCTTATCCCAATCTCGTGGATAATGCTGCTGCAGCCCGCATGAAGAAGGGAAAGTAACATGCAGCCGATTTCTGTCACCGCTGGCAGCCTTCCGATTGCCGATGCGAACGCTATCGCCTTGGCTGCTACTCTTGCAGCTGCTGGTGATCTCACGCTCACTTCAACACCGTATGTGCTGGACCCGCCGCGCCATGTGACGATCACATCGGCTGGCAATGACAGCGCACGCACGTTCATCGTCTACGGCACGACATAT